CCCGCTCCCGATGCTTTGTAATGAATAATAGAATATATAATTATTTTACTTTTTGTTTCATCAATTTTATTAGATATCTTCTCAAGGCAGGAAGAATACAAAAAATTATCTATATTAAAATGTAAAAAATATTCTCCCGTAGCATGTCTCATACCCAAATCTCTACCACTATGACCCCAATTATTCATTCTTTCTGGAGTATTTAAAAATATTGGAGGGTTTTGAAAAACATTAAAATCAAATTCTTCTTCATAGGGAATATTTTTTTTACCATCATGAACAATTATTAATTCAAAATTTTTAAATGTTTGAGTGGCAAGAGAATGTAATCCTTGCTTCATGCCGGGACGGGGAACATGATGTTCATAATCAACGGCAATTATTGAAAATCTAGGTTTGCCCGCGTCCATTTGTTCCAGCCAATCTAGGTCTAATATCATAAAGAATCTGACCATACCAGCCAAATCTGGCTCCTTGTAAATATACTTCATACGCATGACTGAAATCAGTATAGTCTGATGCAACAGGCACATTCGGATTTTGTGTTGTCTCCTCCCTGAACGGACATTTAAATAACAATGTAGTTCTATATGTTGGAACAGCGACATTACCGGGGATAACGCCAAAACTACTATCTAGACATACAGCAATGCCAGTATTGAATTTTATACCCGGCACCCACACATCCACTTCTGGATTTTCAACAATCTTATTTCTCATGAAATCTCCAGCCCCAACAACGAATTCATCATCATCATCAAGCAGTGCAAAAAATTCTGTCTCACAGGCATACGCCCCCATATTTATTGCTGCACTTCCATATTGATCAAACTTTTGGCCCGTTTTCAAGTACTTAACATTCTTTGGAAGATGATCAAGATCAAGTTCCACATTGTCAGCAACAACGATTATATTTTTAAACTCTCTAAGAGCAGACTCTATCGCGTAAATTAATGTATCCCTACCAATAGTTCTTATCACGACGCTTATCATATTTTTTTCTCCCATAGATGTTTCCTAGACTCAAACAATGTCGCATCGTGACTGTTATCCATATGATTTAAACTCAACTGATATGTGTCGTCAACCGCTGACTTGTTGAAAAATGGATGCATATGTTCAACGATTGAGTCTGGACAAAATGCATACTCCCCATTCGCTATTGCTGTCGCGGTGAGTTCTGTGTCAGTGAAGTTGTGACGATACCCCTCAAACAATAGGTCTTCAGGAAAGCCTACGCAGGCACGGGGAATATAATTTCTTGATATCAAATATGAAACCGCTATTTTCCCCGCCCTAACATCTGGATTACCCAAATCTTCTGGACCCACCATGCCAAAATATTCTGATAGATTCATTAAAGGAGGAAGCCAGTTCTCATGAAATAGAAAGTCATCAGAGGCACCGAAGAAATAGTTGTGCGTCAGAGTTCTCACTGCCGTGTTTACTGCACCGGCAAAACTCTTGCACCTTTGATTTATCAAGGTTATTGCATCAAGGTTTCTGCTCATTTCTATGGATGGGGTATCATCCTTCTCCACAATGAAAACTATGTCTATCTCGTCCTTTTTAGTGACATCATACAAGTTCTCAACATTTTCCCTCATCTTCTGAGGACGCCCAAGTGTGGGAATCAAAACCGCAACTTTTCTATCATTCATTATTCATAGCCTCAACAACCTTTGCTACTCCCTCTTCTAGGGATGTCTTTGGTTTCCAATATTCCAGTATAGTCTTATCAGGCTCATTCCTCTTGTCCATCTGCACAGCATCTTTTTTGTCAGATGCCACAACCTTGGCATTTGGGAAATGTGATGCGACTATATTCGCAACGTTTATTATCTTGGTTGACCTAAAACTTGTCACTGAGAGTTCTGAGTCAACACTGAAGTTGTCATAGTTTTCCATGACAGCAACAAGAGCCTCACAACAATCATCGGCATATAAAAACTCACGCTCCTCCTGCCCATCAGTCATCATGTCAATGATGCCGGTGTTCTTTGCCTTCAGGATGAAGTCAGTGATTACATGTGACTTCTCAAAGTCATGCTCAACTCCGTAGACATTCCAGAACTTTACCACGCGCCCACGCAACATTCTTGAGTAGTTCTCTCCTACTGCCTTCAATACTCCGTAAGGGGAATAAGACATGTTGGACATCTGACTGCTGGCGAACACAAAAGGTTTTTTGTACTTGTCCAGTGTGGTGAATGTGTTTGTCATCAATAAACTGTTATTATTCATGAAGTCGATAGTATGCTGGTACTTGGACAAGTATCTTGATCCGCCAACATCGAAGGCTAGGAAAAACACAAAATCTGCATCTCGCACTTTCTCGTCTAGCAATACGTTGTTCTGTATCCGTAGGTCTTGTGTCTCATCATTAACAATGTCAAACTCTTCTACGAAATGACCTCTTGCCCTGAGATATTCGCACAAGTAGGCTCCGACCTGACCGCTTGATCCAAGTACCAGCAAATTCATATTAGTCTACAATCTTTATGTCGTATGTCTTGCCGAAGTTGATTAGACCAGTACCAGACCAGTGTCCAATATCTGTCAAATCATACTTCTCGTAGGGCAACTCATCCCACATTTTTTTGATCGCAGGCCACTCATCAGTGATATCATCCAGAAGGAGCAATCCCTTCCAGTCCTTTTCCTCCAAGAATCTCAGCATCGGAGGCTCTTGAATTCCATCGTGTGGGTCAACATCAATCATGATGATGGAAATATTGCTGTAATCAATAGTTTCATCATCCATGAAGTTGCCGATTCTAAGATCAACATTGTCTTTTTTAAGGTGATTGTGTGTGGTGTCCCAATGCATAATATCATAACTGATAACTTTATTGTTAGGGTTAGATGCTAGGGAGCATGTTGATCCGCCGTGACGGGTGCCCACTTCCAAAATTGTTGAATTGTTCACCTTCTCTGATAGATAGGAATATAGCCTGAATTCTGCCTGTCCTGCCGGATCATTCCAGCGAAGATACTCTGGCGAATATGTATTCCATGCAGACGCGAGGGCATGATCATATTCACGCACCGCATTTTTTGATATGACTAACTCTTTCTTGCTCATTTAAACTCCTTAATAGTAATAGACAGCATCATCATAAAATTTAAAATCATTTTTTTCACTGAACAATAGACTCATGTGTGACACATTGCTTGATGTCAGAAGCCTTCTATCGCACTGAGACAGGATTAGAATTTCAACCATAAGATTATAGAGCAGTTCTTCCTTCTGAGTCCCAGTCAATTCATGCCTGTTAAGATCATCCCAGTGCTGACTGTACTGAGTCTTGTCATCACAATAGATGACCTTATCACCATACATTGCCTTAAACACCTGATAGGTAGAAGGCTCGTCAGATGTTATATACAGATAATCGTATCTGTCTATCTCTTTCTCTACCAGATCAGTAACCACACTAATGTTAGTGTGGATACCTTGACCGTTTCCATGACCATTTATGAAATGACTTCTGCCACGTTTGTGCAGGCCCAATATAGTCTTACCATTATACTGTTTCAAGAATTTATCCGCCCTGCCCCGAACATCATCTCTAACAACAACAAAATTATTTACAATCTCTCTATAACCATCAAGAAAATTTGTGTCTCTCCAGTACAGTCTATTGCTTACATCTCCACTGACATAATGCAAATTCCAATATCCTGTGTCTGGAGTAATTGTGCCATACGCTCCGGTAGGATGACCAATAAGATCAAAGTTGTAGACAGTCTCAAGCGCCCCCGCTTCTTCTTGTGAGATTCCGAATGACTGATGGAAAACCTTATTCCAACAATTTATGCCAAGACTCTCTGCATAGCCGTCCGATCTTATGTCAACATAAATTTCAATGTCATTATCAACACAATACTTTATTGTAGCCAATGTTACAAAAAAATAGGCTCCGAAGCCATGATTCGGCTGCAAGGTACACATGTAGTTATATTTTTTCATTGCGCCTCAATTTGATTTAATATCCATCGATAAGTTTTTTCAATGCCATCCTGCAAAGTCTGCCCATAGTCCCAGCCTAATTTTTCCCTGATCAGAGTATTATCTGAATTGCGACCTCGCACACCAGTAGGACCATCAATATGCTTGATGTTTATATGTTTACCCGATGCCTTGGCAGCCTTAAAAACAAGTTCATTGATAGTGACCATTTCCTCCGACCCGATGTTTACGGGACCGATGAAGTCAGACTCAACAAGTCTGCGGACTGCTTCTATACATTCATCTATATATAGAAATGAACGTGTCTGCTTACCATCCCCCCAAACTTCTATTGTGTCATCATCAACAGCCTCTGCGACTTTACGACATATGGCTGCTGGAGCCTTTTCCTTGCCGCCGCGCCAAGTACCCTCAGGGCCAAATATATTATGGAATCTGGCAACACGCACAGGAATTTCATAATTTCTGTTATATGCAAAATATAATCTCTCGCTGAAAAGTTTCTCCCACCCATACTCAGAGTCTGGATTGGCTGGATAGGCAGAGTCTTCAGAACAATTAGGGTTATCTGGGTCAAGTTGGTTATGCTCAGGATACATGCAGGCACTGCTGCTGTAGAAAATCTTAGTCTTGTTAATGCCACAACGCTCGTTCAACTTCTGCACAGCGTCAAGGACATTCAGGTTGATCGTGGCAGAATTATGCATGACATTTGCATCATGTTCACCCGTGAAGATATACCCCGCACCACCCATGTCAGCGGCAAACTGATAAATCTCATCAAATGGCTTCCAAAACTTTTCATGCACATCATTGTAATAATTGCCAAGTTGTCCCATGAAAGCGACTGCACGACGAACAACATTCTGATCACGCAAGTCAGCGACTATAAACTCATCCGCCTCTGTCTTAGAAAATTCTGGAAGTTTCAAGTCTACTGCGCGAACCCAATAACCTTCACGCTTCAGACGCTTCACCATGTGACTACCAATAAAGCCACCGGCCCCAAGAACCAATGCTGTCTTCATTTCTTTTTTATTATCCCATTCTTCTCAAGGGCGCGTTGAATTGTCATATGGCTGCACCCGGCTTCCTTTGCCATATTAATTATACCCTTTTTCTCAATTACATATCGCCTGTACAACCAGTCTCTGGAATCATATAGTTTCATGACTCATCCATCACTTTCTTGTGAGCATACCAAGCAATACCCGCCGCGTCCGAAACATTGTCACTGTCAGTGTCTACACCAATAGACTTGGCAAAGTCCATAGTCTTCTGCTTACGCATCTTACGAATCTGTGCCTTATACCAGTTCTCTGTCTTGCCGGGAAATTCATCCTTCACCGCCTGCTTCTCAGCCTTGGTGAAATTCTTATTACCAATGTACGACTGCCAAGTAATTGGGTGAATCTCTATGACCTTCATGTTGTCATCAAGAATCTCTCCCATGATAGCGCCAAAGACGTAGGCCATCTTTATTCCGACGTGGGTTGACTTCACCACGATACCGGCCTCCAGAGCCATAAAATCAGCAGCAAAGACACCCACCGCACTAAGTGCTTTCGTTTTGTTCTTTGCGTCCAACACTCGCTCATAAATATCTGCGCCTTCAAAAAATATCTCACCATGAGATACGACGGCTCCGTCCTCAATGATGCAAAAAGCGAGACTATTAGTACTAGCATCCACTCCAAGTACACGATGCGCCTTTACCTTTCTGAGTTTAGCCAGAGACATTGCCCATCATCCTCAACAATGAATTCCTCTTGGCAGTCTCATCCTTGCCAACACACTCTTGACATATCTTCTCAGAATTATACCGGCTCAACGTATTTTCACAGTTCTTGCGCGAGCAGTGACGAACCTTACCCTTCAGACGTTCCTTGTTCTCGTAATACTTCTCTCTGACCTTCAGATTGGTAGCAGTTCGACAACAAACATCGGAGCAATATTTTTGATTGTGAGTGGCAGGAGTGAACTTGTTCTCACACTGATCATATGCACAATCTTTCATTTAGGAGGCTCGTACTTTCTAATCTGAATTAATCCATCATCCTTCTTTTCTTTCCAGCATGCGTCCCTGACAGGACAGCCCTTGCACATTGGAGTGCTTTTCGTTGCAACACGCATGGGAAGAACATTATCCTCATAGGCTTTGCGAGTCTCACGCAACCAGTCAAACAACTCATCAATGATACTTATGTACCTGTCATTGACACGAATAGGAATAAGACAGAGTTCCTGAGTGTTCTTGTTCTCATAAATGAATACTCCCTGAGCCGCCTTGCGAATCTTCATATAGATAAGCAACTGCAAGAGATGATTGGATGAGGGTTTCATGCTGCTCTGACGATGAGCATAAACTTCTTCCTTGGCCGTCTTTATTTCAATGATGACTTCCTCATCATTCCAATTCATGACGCCATCTATGTAGCCACGAATCGGAGGGTCTTGATTGATTACCTCAACCTCAAAATCCACCGGCTTAGGCGTTCCGCCTATAACCTTCTGTATCCGGTCATGTGCCATACTACCGTTTTGCATATTCGCCAAGCCCTGCGCCGTTGTGGCCTCCACAAATTCCTCGCCGGTAAAAGCATAATACCAGTATCTTGGACAATTTCCATGACCATATCCAATGGTGCTGGGGCTGAAGGTCTTCTTCTGAGTAAAGCCATCTGGCCTCCTTTGACTGAGGTAACTCTCTTCAATCTCCTGAGCGAACTCGTTGGGATCGAATGCTCCTTCTGGAGCCTTCTGGAACTTGAGACTTCCGATGATGCTTTTGCCAGTCATCATGCACCATACCTAGCGATATACTTCAAACTGTCCACAACCTTGTCAATCGCATCGGCGGCAGAAGCATAGGTGTTCTTCCTCATAGAAGCCTCAGTACCCTTCTCAAACGTCATATAATATCTCTTCTGCATCGCAAACTTGGCGCTCATAGCCTGTAATCTTACGATCAATTCGGGAGCCTTAGATGCGGGAACATCAGGCTTTACAATCAATTTTATCACAAGGGACAATGCCTCGTCTAGGTCTTTATCCTGCATGTACTTGGACAAGTCATTGAACTCAGACACTTCGCCTATCTGCTCAATAACATTATTTTCCGTCATCTAGTTCCCTCTGACTCTCAATCAAATCTTGCAAGTAGGACCATTCTATTACTGCTAGGCGAACCTTTTCGTTCCCATCCCCGATGATCACTTTCAAACACGGGTAGAGTTCGCGGGACACCTTGAACGTGTCTGTGCAAATCTTAGCCCACACACTCTTGTTCAAATTGAACGACTTGGAAGCCTCCTTGTAATCCACAAGAAATGGCTTCATGATAGCGTCGCCCTTTTGATATTTGCCCCGCCCAGAATTCTTCTGTGCCCTTGCACCATCACGCTTTATCTCAATGTCTTCAGCCAAGTTCAATCTTCGATTCGTGTCTCTGTGGGCAGAACCAAACGATCTTCAACTCTTCTTGATTAAAGAAAGCCTTGTTAACATCAGCATCACATTGTTGGCATCCATAGGTGCCAGACATTTCTTCCCAGTCCGCTGGGTTTATCTTCTTCTCGTTCTTGCCGAGAAAGTCTTCAAGATTTGGCATAAATCTCTTCTCTCAACTTGTCAACCACACTTGGGTTGTTGCGTAGATATTCTACTGCCTTTACACGACCTTGCAGTCGCTCTTCTCCAATTGTATACCATGAGCCGCCGCGCTGAATTATTCCCATCATTTCTGCGACATCAAGGGTTTCCCCAACCAAGTCAACTCCCACCGTTTCCCCTTGGTAGTAGAAATCGTACTGACCGGAGAGATTTGGTGGTCCCAACTTATTGTAGTCAACAATCCAGTTGACTGGACGCCCAACTTTTTGATCAATAATCTTGTCACCAACCAGCACTCCAGCCTTGATAGCATTTGCTTCGGCCTCAGACGACCAGAGTTTGATGATGGTACTTGAAAAGAACTTAACGGCCATGCCACCTGTTGGAATATGACTGGCGTGCATACTTCCAAATTGATTTCTCTGCTGAGAAATAAGAACCAATAACGTATTCTTATTGGCGTAATTAAGCATCTTGACCGCATGTGTCATATCCTTCGCTTCTGCACCAATCTGCTTGGTGTCTTGTAGATTCTTCAATTCCTCGCCATCCTTCTCAAAATAGATGGCGGGTAGCAATGCTGAAATTGAGTCAACAACGATTATGTCAACGCCTGCGTCCATCAACTGAACCGCAACATCAACCATGTCATTGATTGTCTTGGCTGATGAGTAGATCAACTTGTCAGAATCAACTCCTAGACGAGTTGCCCATACCGCTGAGTATGAAGCCTCTGAATCAATCCAAGCACACACCTTGCCGTCTTTCTGTGCCTGAGCAATCATCTGCAAGCAGAACGATGATTTGCCCGCTGATTTATTACCCCATACCAGAACCTGACGACCATACCCCAAGCCGCCCTTAAGCGCGAGGTTTAGGCCGATGCTGGGAGTTTGCTGTTTTTGTGCGTCTACCTCTGTCGCCAGTTGGACTCTTGCCCTTGTCTTTGGGTCTAGTTTTGCTAGAATCTCTTCTGCTACCTGTGTCATACAAACTTCTTTCTAGGTCTGCCGCTAGGTCTTTCATCCATTTTAGGCGGCTGCTGTTCAGGCGATCTATGAGCGCCAGTATTGTGTTCATATCTTCAGTTTTAACTACTAGAAGGTACTCATTTTCGATTCCCTCTAGTATGTAGGAATCTAGCATTGTACCTTTATTATATCTTAAAAGTTGTTTCCGTGAAGTGCTGGACGACCAGAGTTCTTTTCCATCTTGAGCCTCATGGCAAGGTCCAATGACTGATCTGACTCAAACCAGACTTCGTTCATGCCAGCATACAGGTCAAGAGTTCTGATCAGAATGTCTGCAATCTCATCCATGACCGCCTCATCCCCCTTTGACTTCCTGATAGCCTCAAGAACTTCGGTGACCTCTGAATGAATCAAAGCCAATTTTGTGCAAATGAATTCATTGGGAGCATTGTCAAAGTCGTCCCAGAATCCCTTCTCAACTGCTGTCGAATGACATTCAGCAGCCCAATCATTCAGATGCTTCATCTTCGGGTCCAATCAATTCGAATGTGACGTAACCGTCTTCTTCCTGACTTACAGAAACTTGATACTCAGAATAGTCTGTCAACAGATCATCAACAGAAATCGTAAACTTACCAGATGTCTTCAGCATAGCGGCCAGAAGCACTTCCGCTGAAATTGGCACATTCACATCTTCTTCCATCTCACTCATCTTATCTCCTTAACAAAATTAGTGCCATCGTCCATTTTTCCGATGACAGGTTCACAAATCATTCCCGGCCTCATCTTGCCTAGAGTCAGGGAGTAGTTCTTGGGAAACGCAATAACACGTCTCAAATTCTTGTCGCCATCTGCAAGAATGATGTGTGCCATCATCTTGTTCTGCTTGGTTCGATATGGAGTGAAATCAACAACAGCATAGCAATCAGCAGCGGCAGGCAGATAGTCTGCATACAAATACTTGATGAAATAATCATCCGCCTTCTTATTAACAACATCGTCTATCGTAACATAGCGATGAATTCTGTTGTCACCCACAAGGAACACGTACATATTGTTAGGCTCAATCTGAGTGTTCTCATTGTGAAAGATACCAATGGAACCAGTGTCATCCACCAATTCCACCCGCGCCCAACCCTTTCCACGCTTGATAGACTTCACCATGGCCATGAGTACGAAACAACCCTGTTCCTCAAAATCGGACAGAGGATTGACCTGTGCCCGTATCTCAGGAGTTATTCCCTTCGTGTCAAACTTGGGAATATTCAAATACTCGTAGAAATTGTCAGACTCATCTCCAGTACGAGGATTGTCATCAAACGCTGCCGCCCCAACCTTATTGCAGGCTGCGATGGCGCGCGAATTGATCCCACTTCCCTTAGTCTTGGAAACCTCAAGCAGATGCTCATAATTCCTGAATGGACGAACATTGATGATCTTCTCGCCAATTCCATCAGACACGAACTTGATGTTAGCAAGTCCAAACCTGATCGCGTCACCCTGAATACTGAAGTCCAGATCAGACTCATTCACATGAGGAAGCAGAATTCTGATTCCTAGACGCTTAGCCTCCAGAAGATACTCAGTTCTGGCATCCTTATCCTTCTCGCTCTTCAGTAGTGCGAACATGAATTCAAGCGGGTAGTAATGCTTGAGCCATGCCGTCCAATATCCCAACATAGAGTAGGCGACAGCATGAGAGCGGTTGAATGAATATCCTGCATGCGCCTCAAAGTCGTGCCACAATTGCTCTGCCGCTTCGACCGAGATGTTCTTAGAAGCCCCCTCAACGAACTTGTTCTTGAATACGTCAAACTCCTGCACATCCTTCTTCTTGCCAATAATTTTACGAATCTTGTCAGCGTCTGACCAAGACATTCCTGCGAGGTAGACACAAGCCTGCATGACCTGTTCCTGATAGATTACTACGCCATACGTGTTTTTCAGGAACGGCTGCATGATAGGGTGAACATATTCTGTCATCTCTGTGCCCTTCTTACGGGCGACATACTTCACTCCCACCGTGTTCATGGCACCGGGACGAACAAGCGCGTTTGATGCTACCAAATCTTCAAAATTGTCCACACCCATCTTCATCAACAGATTGGTGTAGGGAGTTGCCTCAGCCTGAAAGACACCCTTGGTGTATCCAAGACTTAGATCGACGTAGACCCTCTTGTCATTTAGAGGAATGTCTGTCAGAACAATATCTCTTCCATGTCTCTCCCGAATGATGTTCAGAGTATTCGAAATTACAGTCAGAGTCTTAAGACCCAGAGCATCCAATTTGATAAGACCAATGCTGGCAGCCTCATCCATGTCATAGGCAACCACAGGAATTCGACCAGACACAGCATCTGAAGGGTCTTTACGAGTCTCAATGGGAGCATAGTTACGAATAGGTTCCTTGGCTACCACAATACCCGCCGCATGCATGCCACTACCACGAATTCGCCCACGCAACTGACGAGCCAACTCAGTAACCTCAGGATACTTGTTCCTGAATTCCAGAGTGTTCTCTGATGACTCATACTCCTCAAAAGTGTCCACAGACTTGAGAGCCTTGTTCACTTCGTGCAATGGAATCATGAATACTCGCGCAGCATCACGAACAACGCCTTTATCCTTGAAATACTGATAGGTTGAGATAGAGGCAACATTCTTAAACTTCTTACGCAGATACTCCTTTACCTCACCACGACGTGAGTCCTCAAAGTCCGTATCAATATCGGGGAAGTCGTTACGCTCTTCATTGATAAATCGACCAAACAGCAGATCGTATTTGATAGGGTCAACCTCTGTGATGCCCAGCGAATAGCAGACCAATGACCCTGCTGCTGAACCACGACCGGGACCAACAAGAATGCCCTGAGACTTTGACCAAGTAATCATGTCCTCAACAACGAGGAAGTATGGAGCAAAGTCCTTCTTCTTGATTACTTCAAGTTCCATGTCAAGTCTGTCAATGTACTCCTGAGTCTCAAGTCCGCGAGACTTCAACCCCTCAAGGCACATGTCCCGCAATTTGACGTTCGCATTGCGCTTCGGAATGGGAAGCAACTTGGCATTCTCAACATAGTCATAGTCACCAATCTTCTCCTCCACCGCCAGCGTACTCTCGTACACGTCGGATCGTGTGATTCCCTGCGCCTCCAGATGACTGGTAATATCAGCACGATTCTGGATGTAAACATCAATTTCTTGGAAACTGATAGGACGCTCAGGATATAAATAGTTAAGTCTCTCAAACATCTCCATCTTGCGAGACTTATCGAAATCGTAATCCTTGGCTACGTTTGGCTTGGTTGAAAGGATCAGCAATGCCTCCTCTACCGCGCGTTGATCAGCAGTGGCGAAATGACAGTCTGACGTGACAATAGGAGCCACAGAAAATTCATCTGCCATAGACAGTAGGGCATGATTTAATTCAGGCGGATTGTGCGGCTGAATCTCCATGTAGAAATCATTGTCAAAACGATTCTTGAACCAGCGTGTGATGTTTCGGGCACGATCCATGTCACCCTTCTCAATCGCCTTGGAGATAAGACCATTCATGCAACCAGACAGAATGATCAGGCCATCGCCGTGATCATTAAGAATCTCCATGTCAATACGAGGCTTACGATAGTATCCTTCGGCCCACGCCAATTCAGACAGAGTTTGAAGATTGCTCAACCCCTGCTGATTCTTTGCAATAACGATCAAATGATTGAACACCTGAGTGTTATCATCACGATTCTTGATGTCACGACGATCAAACCTGTCAGTCTCTGAGATGTATGCTTCCACACCAAGGATAGGCTTAATGCCAACTTCCTTAGCCGCCCGCTGCATCTCACGATGCGCGGACAATGTTCCATGATCCGTCACAGCAATGCTGCGCTGACCAATATCCTTGGCGGCGGTCAACAGTTCATGTGGAGAGCATAGTCCATCCATCAAAGAATAATGTGAATGAACATGAAGGTGTACAAAATCACTCATGTGTCGGAATACCGTGTTCCTCGTCTAGTTCCTTGTGAAGATTGCGCTTGAAATTATTCAAGGTGCCTCTGATCAATGGTATCAAGAGGGCAAGAAATAAAAAGTCAAAGACTAGTGTGAATGTTAGTTCAGCAAGAATGTGCGCTGGATCAAAAGCGACATGCATGTATTCATTGAAAAGTTCTTCCATCATTCCTCCTAAATGGGAGTGGGAGGGCACGATCACCCTCCCACTCCTGAATCATCTAATTATTACCACTCGTCAGAAGTTGAAACGGATGCGCCGACACCTTCAGTGCCGATGTAGAACGCCTCCTGCTCAGCATAAGGAATGTCACGAACAGCGATCTTCTCCAGATCGAACAGTTCGTAGTCAACCTTGGCAACATCTGCCGTGGGCAATGGAATGATGCTGTAATTGGTGTCTGTGCGCTCACCCGTTCGCTTCAGACGCCACACCACATTGGTGATGCTGCCAGTCTCACCAGCGTACTGGATTACCTCTGGCGTAGCAGACTTGGGACCAGAACCCTGTGACAGAATGGCAACGTAGGGGTCTTCGCTGCTGTCATCAACAAGCACGTTGATGTACATGCGGCTCTTGCCCTTCCAGCCAGCCTTGGGGTCTTTGCGGTGCTGCTCGCATCCGAAACAACGACCCTGATCGTCAATGCTGCACAGAGCCTTGCGACGATAGTCTGAGGGATTGGTGTGTTCAATGGCGATGAATCCTACACCATTGTCCTTAATGTAATTAGGGGAATCAGGATCAAGTTCCTGAAGAAAGCGAATCTTTACGCTCTGACCGTCGTTCAACTTTACCCAACGGCCCTTGACTCCATCGCTGCTGTATGACGGCTTGTCAAGTGTCTTGTTTAGGGCGGTAAGCCCCTTTACGATACCCATAATATATCTCCTAGTATATGTTTTGTGTAAGCACTATAGGATGTGCTGTACTACCATTATATCATTTAATAGATGTTTCGTGAAGAGTATTCTACGTGAGACATAGAGTTTTTTATGCACTGACGAATCTCTTCATCTGACAGATCACCGGCATCCTTGGCCCCATGTGGATAGACAGTATTGTTGTCAAACATGGCCCACTGAATGTCCTTGTTCTTCAGAGCATTTGCAATTGACATTCCCAAATCTCTGCCGGGGTTATGTCCACTACATTGCTCAGGATAGCATTTACGGCAATTATCGGCAATATGATTCTCACGATTGTCAAAGTCAGTCATGATAATAATTCTATTGAAATATCTGTTGAGATTTGCGAGGTTATCCTTTGATACAAACCCACCGAGTGTTGCAACCACATTTGGGAATCCCGCTCCGTGTATTCGTATGGCGTCAAACGAACTTTCACATACGACAACGGTTCCTCCGCACTTCTTGGCCCGATGTAGATTAAAGAGGGTCTTGGATCGGGGGAGGTTTCTTGAGTTCTTAAATGTCTTTTCATGTATTCCTCTTCCTACTAGACCGACCGGAATTCCATCTGGGCTATGAACTGGCACAATGATCATGTCCTGCTTGTCAGAATAACCAATTCTGAAATACTCAATCTCTTCCGGCCCGATTCCTCTGCCCATGAGATAGTTCTTGGCATCAGCGTTGATCAGAATGCTTTCATGCATAGCGTCAAGTTTCGATCTGTCAAAAGGTACGAATTCTGGTTTGTCCTCCAGCAACGCAGACAATTCATCTTCAAAGTTTGCAGTAGTGTCATTCTTGCAGGACTGAATGAACCTCAGGGCTTCGTAGTCGTTGCGGTGCGAAATCTCTTTAACCAGTTCCAGAATCGTTCCCGATGCGTCACACGATGGGTTGAAACATAGATATAATCCTTTTGTGTGTGAGACGGAGAAGGACGGAGTGTGTCTATTGCCATGGAAAGGACATAGGCATAAGAAATCATTATAAGTTTCTCCAAAAATATTTAGTCCCAGCCCATTCAGAATTGACTTGACGTGGGCGGGGCTGTAGGTGTCAACCAACATTTAAATCCTATCTAGGTATGAACTTCTGGTCAGAAAATCCTTCGTACTTCATTGACTTGGACTTTCCGACAAAGACTCCGAACATTGTCAGAATGAAGCCGTACTGGTTCTTCTGCTCTATATAACTTAGACTGAACTGCGGATTCATGTCAAGTACGGGAACGTATCCTTTGTCCCGCATCTGTTGCACAATAATGCGCTCGTAATTCTCGCGCGCCTTGATGAAATGAGCATCATCACCTATCGTGCCAGTTATTGTGAAATTGTGAATTTTTCGCATATTCAGTTGACTCCTCAACCAATTATACCAACGGAGAGTAACTATGCGAAAGTTATTCGTAGATTTCCTTAACGATTCCGCGATCAATATTCCAATCTAGATAGAAGCCGAAATCAGTGCCATGACGATTCTTACGACTCACAATCTCAATGATATTGGTATCTGGCGTCCTATGAATGGCAACAGCCATGTCAGCATCATATTCGATTGCCTTGGACCAAGCAACCTGATTCAACATAGGAGGATTGTCATGGTCAGAAACATCATCAGCCGTCGCGGCTGTGATATCAATAACAGGAATGTTATTACGAACAGCCATCAACTTGAACTCACGCGAGATATTGCGATTACGCTCAACCTCGCTGTTTGACTTCTTGGAATCATTGAACAACTGATGATAATCGCAGATAACCAAATCTGGGCGATGCTGATCAATCTTGCCCTGCACAGTCTGAGGAGTCACATCACCCATACCTTCATTGGACACAAGAACGAATCCACGCTTATCCGCAAACTTCTTGGTTGCCCAATGGTTGAAGTCATCCAGATTGATATTGCCTCTTGAGAAATCACTGGCGCGAAAGATTCCAGAACCCAACATTGTGTAGATACGATCACGCATATTCTCAGGACTCATCTCAAGTGACACAATCATGGGCTTGAATCCTTGCTCCCAAGCCTTACAGGCAAGATATGATGTGAACCATGTCTTACCGCGTCCCGGCCAACCGATAGCCACGATCAAATGACCGGGTGCCATTCCAGTCGGGTACGCCAAATCCATGGCCTTGAAGCCTGACTGAATGCCGGGAGAACCGCCCATAGCCTCAGACCGCTCACGCAATGCCATGATGTGCTTCTCAGCATCCTCGTAGTCTGTCAAATCCAAGTCACGAACTGTATTGGTAAGTCGGCTCAACTTGGAAGCCTCGGCCTGAATGTCTGTCAGAACCTTGGCTGCTGCGTTGGACTTGAGACTTCCACCAGCACTGAGAAGAAGATTCTTGATCTTGGCAGAAAGATACTCATCCTTCAACTTGTCAAGATAATAACCAGTCTCGGCAGAAACATTGGTAGGCTCAAAGTTGTTATATCTGTCTGCAAGTACCTGTACATCTGGAACAGACTTAAACTTATAATAGTAAGACTTCAAACCTTCCCAGATATCACGATGTGAGGCAAAGAGTTCGTCAACATTGTCCTGCAAAAGAACCGAAATATCTTTGTTCGTGCAAACTGCTGTGATGACTGCTGACTCTGTGTTCACTCTGACTCCTCCACCATTCTCTTCGTCTTCTCCCTGATTCTAGCACGCCGCTGATTATCCTCTTCCTGCTTCTGCAACATATCATCCAAACGATCAAAATTGTAGAAGAACCATGTCAATGCATGTGAGGGATTCGTGACGCGAAAGTAATACTCAAGCAAATCCTTGGCACGCTCATATCCCACACTCTCAATCACATCATTCATGGCCCACTTCTCCTTATAAATGTTGACAACGGGCTTGCGCCCGTATTTGTCAGTGTAGAGTTTGGTGTAGTATGTGATGAGTGCATATGATAGTTTGCTGGAATCCTTGGTCACTTCCCACCCTTTAGTTCGTTCTCAATCTCTTCCATCTTCTCAATCAACTTCTTCTCCACGAATGCGTAGACACGATCCATAGCGGAGTTGGTAGTCTCGTTTGAACGAGTGTAATCCTCAACGCCCAGAGACACGCGAATACTCTCATAGTTACCAAGATTCCTCACATATTGAAGATCAACCTTGACAACTGTGGGATGACTACTCTCATTACTCTCTATCATCATCTGCCTCCATAACTATTCTTGCAAAACCTGTGGGATGCTGCCTGCGTCCCTTTTCTATCTCAGACATTCCCTCAAAGAGAACGAGGAGGCGGTCAGCGACTCCCATCATAGCATTGACATCTTCTTTCTTTCTAGCGATCTTGTATATCTTCTTTAGAACGCCCATGCTGTATTTTAGAACGTCATCTGATGATGTTGATTCAAAAGTCATTGTCTACCATTCTGGTGCTTTCCAGACGGGAATGTATTCTCCGTCAGCACTCTTAGTGTATAAGACCTTCTCATTTCTGAGCAAGGCTTCTAATTCCGGCCCGCTTAGCAGATCGCCGGGATTGTTTCTTCCGTCATTACGAGGACGGCCAATGTGAACAGTCTTAAAGAAATCGTGAATTTCACGAACATCTTGTTCGCTGAATAAGTATCTGGTTATTTTCTTCGTTCCATCAAGCGAGTAGGCTGCCTGTGGCTTCCTAAGATTTTCATTTCTGAGATGCCTCTTGAGAGTATCTACATGTTTTCCTATCATCTTGGAAACCTGACTAACGGTATAAGCACGTTGCCTATGCCTGTAAGTATCACTCAGAACATAGGCAACGCGCTTACCCTGCAAATAATTCCATGCAATGATCATGTTTTCAGAACGACGTGTCTCAAGCGTCTTATGCAACTCACCATTCAGATAAAAGTAGTTCCAGCGCTTGCCTTCGCTATTTCTTTTTCTTTTTTGTATAGCCATGCTGCAAATCCGTTCTTGTCATTCTTTATCATCCATCTCCTGCCACACATGAGACAGAACAATTCTGTTCTCATGTCTGAACTGAAGACTCTATCGATGAATACCCTGCCACTGCATTTCCTGCAATTCATTACGCACCCGGTTGGTTCTTGCTGCCGATTGCTGTAAGTCTTGCGTCAAGATTGCTGCCCTTAAGGATGAAGTCATATATAACCTGTGATGCAGCATAAACTAGAGCAACTGATTCTACAACGTTGGAGGCTGAGAAATCTCCACCCTGAGAAACCCAAACAGTGACAGCCCCCGCTAACACTGAAAGAACAACAGCAATCAAAGACTTCCACTTTGAAGAAAGATCAATTGTCTTGAACAAAGATGTCAGAAGTGTGACAACTACAGCAAGACCGAAAACGACCCATCCGATATCCATACTATCTCCTTTTATGCGGTGAAGACCTTTCCGTCCACAACGCAAGTATAATCATGGATTTGAATCAACTGCACATGCGGATAATCATCCACAACATGTGCGACAGCAAATCCCGCCTGCCAGTTCTTCTGAATGGAATAATCCATAGCATCTTCATCGCAGAGATGCCCGATTTCAAAACCGCGCAATTCCTGACCCGTAAGATTATACGTCTGGAAGTATGCTCCCATTCTATGAGAATGTCCGCGAACCAACGAGACACCCCAATTATTAACATCATTTCTTACCGATTCACCAGCATGCTTGGAGATAGACTCACCATGATGAGCGTAGATATCTCCAAAACGCTTGACCGGCGGGTCTTGCCAAAGATGCCACTCAAATCCATGCTTTTTGTATTCATACAATGTATCTGGAGTCAAAAGTTCCAAGAACTGCGGAGCCTTCTTAGCAAGATAGTCGCCATGCCTAGTCCAACCATGATTGCCATCATGAAAGTGTTTGTCGGCATTTGGGGCAAGTCGCTTGATTTCTGCGAGGAAATCTCTAGTTCCCTGCACTCCTCCATCGTTAATGGAGATGGAAGCCTCCAACGGCTTTCCCTCTGCCCACCGGCTTGTGGAATCTGCGTCATCAATATCTCCAAGTAGGTCTACGGCATCTGGCTTGAACCACTTGAGAACCTTAAACCACAACTCCACCTTGCGCGGATCGTGGCGGGGGAAGTGTACGTCACTCACCATCAACCATTTAAGATCGTTAGTCAATTTCCATCCTTTGTTTGTGGGCCTTGTTGTGTTGTGCCCTAGTGCATAAGAACAAGTTTATCAGACGGTTGTCTTTCTTGTCCTCGTTTATATGATGTACAGTTTCCCAGTCTTCAAGAATTCTGTCAAGATGCTTTTCTAGAATCAGTCTGTGTTCGTAATACCAACCACCGAATGATTTCGGATGATTTGAAATTTGAATCAGAACATATCCATCGTATATCTTTCTAGAACGCTTACCCCATGATTGAACTGGGTGATACATTACGATCCAACGGCAATGAAATTAACATAGAAAGCATCACTTCCCGGTCCCGCTGATGACCAAGTACTACCTTTAGGCTGACACAAATGAACAGTCAATTTCTCATTGTCTACATCAATTCTTACAGTAACACCATTTGTTCTGCCATCATATGTTGCAGTGACAACTGGTATCAACTGAAAATCGTTTTTAAGTTTGTATGATCTAGAGATTCTATTGCTTCCCCACCCTGTCCAAGAGGCTTTATTGGAATTCATTACGCCAGCCTCTATCATGAAATCTTTCATTGATGATGAAAGATGAAGGGGTGAAGCCTTAAATCCAGTTCCAGAACCCCTTTGAGTTACATAATATTTCGGCTTACTAGCCTCGTTCATCAATTGATTAACTTTAGAAATAGTAGCATTGATAGAACTGACATCTACGAACAGATTACTAGCCATTCAAACTCTCTCCATCTTGATGAACAGAACATTCTCTTCCGCTCACCAGCAAAATATCATTTTTTTTAAACCCTAGAGATTTCAAAACATCAGGGCTTGTCACATGACGTTTCTTATACTCTGATATCAAGTATATCTTATGGGAGGATATATCTCTAATTAGAGTGCCGTCACGAAAACCAATTACCCCCGCCACTTTTATATTCTGCATGGCAAGTTCATTGGTTTTCACAACGCGCAATCTCCATGAATCCCGTGCCCGGTCAGACACAAACTTGAAACGTTTGCTGCCCTTGACGAGAAAATCTCCCTTTTCGGTTCGGGCTATCAATCCACCGGGGACGGTGGGATTAGTCTGCCTTCTTTGAAGCAGCATTGGCAAGTGCCCTTGAGAGTTCTTCAATACGCTTGTCGCGGCCCTGAATTTCCTGTGTGGCCTGTGCCTTCAGAATTGCCATCTGAGTCTCATACTGTGTGGTTACCTGACCGATGCGGTTCTGAAGTTCCTGAAGAACTAGTTCCAATGTGCTTGGCTCAGGATTGCCCTGCATCTGAACTGTTTGCTCTGACATATGTTTTCCTTTCGTTGTCATATGTAGTATAGCAAATGATTTATTTGTTAGGCGTCATTGTTCTTCAGCCACCATTGCACTTCACCATGAGAGGCAAATATTGACTGCAACCACTCTTCCGCCAATTCACGGGTGTCAAAATCTCTTGTCTCATCGGGGTTAAGGGGCATGTCACTTCCCCATGCTGCTGTAAAATTCATATCTCATCCTCCTCTCGGGGGCCAAAGGACGCCACGGTAAACAATCTGCGGCTGTGCATCTTCAATTACTCTGACTGCCCGCACCCCTTTCTGAGCCTTTTGAGTAATCGCAGTTATATCTGGTTCTTTTGCAAGAATCGCTGTCTTTGCTGCCATTATGAAGTCCTAATGAAAACTAGGCCATGTCCGGCGTTCGCCGCAGCCAGAGCGCAAATATAATTTCTTACGCTTCCAGAATCATCCGTCACCGCAAGGGTGTCACCTTGCGACAAGGTTGCTTGTGGAGCAGTAATGACATCTTTAAAAACTCCACGGTTATTTGAACCAGCGGCAAAGGTTCCTACCGTTACAGTTCTACCTGAAGAAAACATTATTCTGGCAGCCGTAGAAGTAGCCGCACCCCTATACAATGAGCCTGTAAGGTTGGTATCATTGTTGTTGCCAATTACATAAGAATATAATTGGCTCGACGTCTGATTCGTAGTCGGGCCATTCAATTGAACCTGAAAGTTTCCTGCTGAAGAGCCAGAAGGAGTTGTTGGCTCTCTGGTTGAAGCGCCACCCTGCCCGGATGTGCCGTCTGCTTGTACTGGAGTCCCAGCCCCCTTAAAATTTGCTAATACCAATGGCTTTGTGTCATCTGCTGGTTTGCACAATGTGTCATATATTCCAGCATAAACAGGAGCAATGGTAATACCTTGATTGGTACAACCAATTATAACCCTATCCGTCGTTATATCTGCATAATATTGTGTGATTGTGGTTGTATGTGCGAGGGCTACGTTGGGGTTGAGTCCTGTAGAATTCAATGCCAGTCCTGTAGAGTCTGATATTGTTTGATCTATGGCGCTTACCGTAAACCCTGAAGCACGCGATGGCGCTGGAGCATATTTCAATGCCAACTTGTTCGTTGAATCCCATTGCTCAAAGAGCCTGAAGTTTATAGTGCTTGAGGCAGTGGCACGGTATGTTGCAACATAGAAATCCATATTTATACTATTGGCTGATGCGGCAGATTTATATACATTTGCTATTGATCCAGAGCCACCAGCCCCTACTGATTCAACAAAAGTCCAGCCAGCACTTATCATTGAAGTATCAATCCAACTCATTGTGATAGGTGCCATGCTAGCAGTCGCCGCATTTTGCTGACTATAATATGCCATTATTGCTCCAATATTGATCTTGTTAAATTAATTGTAACAGAACCAGATGACGCAGACAAATTGGTTATGTTGATTGGTACACTGCTAGATGACACATATGCTATTACGGCAGGAGATATGTAATAGTCCAATATTCCAGTAGTTGTAATCATTTCAAGGATTAATCCATGATTTCCGGTGGGAGTTGTTCCTACCGCCCGGTCCACGTCTGCGTTTCTGGTTGCTGTGCTGGCATACATCCTAATTCTGGCGGGGATATTAGTTGTCAATCTTGACATTATAAATGTCTTCCCAATTGGCATAGTAGTTGAAAGAACCGATGAACTTGCTATAGATGTGCTTGTAAATGAAGTACTAGATGTTGTAACTCCGCCGCTATTAGCCTGAACCCATGCCTGAGTTGCGATAGCGCTTCCACTAATTGATGCTGATGCAAAATTTGTACCGCCGCCTAAAATATTAACTCCACTGGAACTTAAGGTAATTGAAGCACCTGAAAGAACTGACAATTGAAGTCTACCCTTAGGATTGGTGCGAGTAACATCGTCAGGGGTTGCTTTAATATAAGCAAATTCCGCCTCATATGCTGGAAAAAAATTAAAATCATCTTCAAATTGTGCAATTTGTCCTGTAAATTTAATTAAACCTAAATACTCATTAACTTGCACGCCGCCCCCGCCAGTAAGTGGCAATTTATAAAAATGTAAGAGGCCATAAGCATTAGGGTCATCTGTATTATTTGTTAATTTAATAAGTGGTGAAGATGGTGTTACTAGTACTCCTGTTGAGTTTGATGAAACAAAATTTGTATAACCTAAAGTTGTAGTTCCAACAGATGTTGT